GGCTACTCGCTATCAATGGCTTTTAGTCGGCAGTTTTTCCTGGTACAATAGATTTTGCGACAGAACTTCTGCCAAAGAATTCATCTGCGATTATCTAAATTTAAACAATCGCAAGGCAGAAGCAAAGCTAGTTCGTGCCATCAGCGATTCAAACTTCCTTACAACTTATGGCTGGTTGGCCAGAGTTTCATGCAGAGGGTTGACGCTTAGTTCCAAACATACAATTGATCTTGATAATGAAATTCAAAGGATATTGACTCTGTCTGATAAAAATCAACCTGTCATCAAGAAAGAAGTCGAAAATCCTTATAAACACAATGTGTATGAGCTGATGCGAGAGCGTACTCTGGAAGTCGGCGGCAATCTAGAAGGATTATGGGACGATTACTTGCAGGATGGGGCAAAGAAGACTCCCACGTTTCCGGTTGTCGATCTGTTGGCCAAAAGCAACATTCTGCCGCATCATGTGCCTATTTTAATTTCTGCTTGGCAATCAAAACTCAACGAATATCATCTAGTTCAGAGTGGTAAAGATGACAGCTTAAACGAGGCCTATGCGAGATTTACCAAAACTCAGATCAAAAATATCATAGGAACTATAGAGCAAATTATCAGTGATTTGAACTCGTATATTTCCGTAAAGAAAGCAGGCAGAAAGCCTCGCACAAAGAAACTCATATCTGTGGATAAGCTGGTACGAAAGCTCAAGTATCAGAAAATCTATAAAGACGAGGCATTAGGATTAAATCTTGTCAGTCTCTCACCTACTAAATTACACGGATGCAGCGAAGCGTGGGCTTACGACACCAAGAAACGTAAGCTATATCACTTTGTTGCAGACGAGTATTCGAAAAGCATTGGCGTCAAAGGTAATACATTAATCGGATTCTGCACAAAACAAAGTGAAATCAAAACGCTAAGAAAACCGGCGGAACAATTAAAAGAAATTATGGGTAGTAAACCATCAGCACGTAAATTCTTCAAAGAGATCAAAGCCGTATCTACTACTCCTAATGGTAAATTTAACTCAAGCATTATCATACTAAAAGCATTCTAAGAGGCAAATATGAAGCAAGTAGACTTAAACAAGTATCAGGCATTCGTGGAAAAAGTAACAAGCACGGAAAGTAATGATCTAACCGCATTCATGGATCGTTTAGATCGTGTGGACGGCAATTGGGAAGCATATGGACCAGATGGCGAATACCTGCACGGTCCAAATATCAATGTACCACTTCTCTTGACTGCTGCGATTGGGCTGGGAAGCGAATCCGGCGAGTTTCAAGAGATCGTAAAGAAAGTATTCTTCCAGGGTAAAAAACTAGATGATGCCACTCACTTCCATTTGAAGCGAGAGTTGGGCGATATCATGTGGTATTGGATTAATGCCTGTCGCTCACTCGATCTAGATCCAAACGCAGTCATTGCTGAGAATGTCAAGAAGCTTGAAGCACGCTATCCCGGCGGACAATTTGATGTGTTCCATAGTGAAAACAGGAGCGCAGGAGATTTATAACTAACGCTCCTGTACACAAACTGATAAATAGTTTGACAGGAATTAGTTATGGCAGCAGATCCACTCAGTACTCCAACCAATGCTAACTTGACTCAACTCAAGGAAGCGATGTTTGACAATATCAGATTTCGTCTAGGCGATGGTATCATAGACCTTGAGTTAGATCCACAGCATTATGAGGCCGCTTACAATTATGCAATAAAGACCTATCGCCAAAGAGCACAAAACTCTACGGTAGAGTCTTATACTCTGATGACAGTCATTCAAAACGTCGATACCTACACTTTACCTAGCGAGTTTATTAACGTTCGATGCTTATATAGACGCACGGTAGGTTTGGAAACTGGACCATCTTCGACTTCATTTGATCCATTCTCAAGTGCTATTCTGAACACCTATCTGTTGAACTACAATTATACCGGCGGTATGGCTACCTACGACTTTTATGCCGGCTACGTCGAACTGGCTGCTCGTATGTTCGGTGGTTATGTTACCTATACATTCAATCCTGTAACCAAAGTACTGCGCGTAGTCCGTGACTTCAAAGGCAGCGGTGAACGTATATTAGTCTGGGCAGACGTACAAAAGCCAGAAACTCAGTTGATACAGGATCCTGGCAGTGGTGTGTGGGTCACCGACTTTACTATGGCTGTTCTTAAGCAAATCATAGGTGAAGCTCGCGAGAAGTTCAGTACGATTGTAGGGCCACAAGGTGGTTCATCCCTAAATGGTACTGCAATGAAGGCCGAAGGTAAGGCTCAACAAGAATTGCTGATTGATGAGCTAAAGAGATACGTCGATTACAGTCAGCCTTTAACATGGATTCAAGGATAATGAAACCATCTGAAATTTCAACAACGCAAAATCGATCAAAATATCTTAAATCATATTTAGAATTTGCTTATCTTTGTGAAAGTATTATCAACGAAGATAGTACTATTGTTTCTAAGTTAAGAAATCAACCAAACGGTATTGAATTAGCTCAATTACTGCATAAAAAAATGAGTTTGCCTCATAATGTTGATATATCAAAAGTAAATAAGATTGAATTAGGTAGACCAAAACGAACTCCATATAGTTCACGGCGCCAGAAGGTTGGAAGTCGTTGGTCTATATTTATTGGTACCAAAGGTGTAGCAGCAGTTCATTACAATTTTAATACCCAAACATACACCCTAATTGGCCCAAATATCCCTGATGAACTTGCACAAGATAATGAAAATCTACCATTACCAAGTAAAATTTTTAAATCTTATCAGAGCGACCTGTGGTCCGAAATAAAAAGAATTTTATCAAGCACAATAGGTAAGATCAAAGAAATTTATCAGATCGAAGATCCTGAGACAACTATTGATTTAAAAAGAAAAAGAGAATCTAGGAAGAAAAACACGTCCCTCGTGGTAAAGCTAGATCAAACAGTAGATCTAGACCAAACAGTAGATCGTCTTGTAAATAAATTCAAGTCTATTTTTTTAAGAACTCTTGAAAGTGCAGAGGCAGAATATAAAGGTGTTCTTAACATAATGCTCAAGGCTAATTCATACAGAGATATGAGTCGTTATGTAGGAAAGTTAACGCAATTGGAAGATGCGATAGATCGGATAAAATCAGAAGGAATTTCATCATATTTTAGCCTAGTTACTGACTACAAAAGGCAATTAAAAAATGCAATATATTTAGCCGCGCAATATTATTATCCCGAGTTGACTCGAGGGCTTACTAAAGCATCATGGGGATTTACCGCTGAAAGTCAAGAAGGTGTGAGAAAAATAATAACTGATATATCTCAGGGTGATACTAAAAAACTTGTCGCGATACTAGGTTTTTTTAAAAATGAGATAATTAGATCATGAAGATTTGTCATATTTTTGAAGCACGACGTACTTGGGATAAAGTATCTCAAGATCCCAGATTAGCTAAACAGCTTGGGTTTTTTTTACGTTTAGATACTACAATACCCCCAAATTATAGAGCTAAATTAGATGCTCCACGAATTTCTGATCAAGAAAAGGCAAAACTATTTGGAGAATTAATTGATAATACTTTTAATGACACCAAATGGGGAAATTTAAGTGAAGATGGTAAATTTGACAACTGGATATTAAATCAATATATCACAGGTCGCGTCAATTATGAAGATATATCAAGCGAACTCGTTGATGCGTTGGGTTCATGGAAAGCTCTAAGCATTAGAAATATGTTAGATCCAGCGCACCAAGATTTGAATAATTTTAAAAAGCTTCAGAGTCTTCAAACAGTTTTAAGATCGGATGTATATTCAACAAAATTAAGACAAATTAAAATTCAAGCAGAAGTTGACAAGCAAAAACGCGAGCAAAAAAGCATTACGTTAATAGATGATGAAAACTTTTTAGTAATAATTCCAGTAAACTACGGAGCATGTTACGTGTTTAACAACTCAATTGGTGTTATTGCTACCTTTTGCACGGGTAGTAGTAGTGGGGCAAGATGGTTTGAAAATTATTCTGCCAATGGTCCTATGATATCGGTGTTAGATAAAAATAATCCAAATAACATTAATGGAAAATGGCAAATTCATGCCCCATCTAATCAATTAAGAAATGCTAATCAAACAAACTCTTCATGGGGTGCAGGGGAGACATTCGGCAAACTTTTTCCAGGTTTGATGAACAAAATTGTTGCATCTATGCGACAAAATGCCCAACAAATTCATGATCAAAGTAAAGAAATCGTAGGTAATAGAGAGGGTTATAATGTTGAGGAACAAATAAATTTGTTAAAACGTACTTTCCCTGACGCATTTACAAGCGAAAAAAGTGTTGACATAACCTAGGTGCGATGCTAAAGTGATAGCATGAAAATTATTGCAATCACAGGATTGATAGGATCGGGAAAAGACACTGCTGCTGACTATCTTTGCACGAACAAAGGGTTCAAGCGTATGAGCTATGCTGAACCCCTGAAAGATGCAATATCTACTATTTTTGGATGGGATCGCGAACTGCTAGAAGGCAAGACTAAGCATAGTCGAGAATGGCGAGAGCAGATCGATCCCTGGTGGGCAGAACGCTTGCAGATTACTCACCTCACCCCTAGATGGGTGCTTCAACATTGGGGAACAGAGGTCTGTAGACGAGGATTTCACGATGACATCTGGATCGCCAGCATCGAAAATAAACTTCGTAATATTAAAGAAGATGTTGTGATCAGTGATTGTAGATTTCCCAATGAGATAGCGTCTATCAGAAAACTGGGAGGAATCGCTCTACGAGTGTTTAGAGGTCCTGAACCAGCATGGTATCCCTGGGCTGGTATTGTCACAAAAGGTCAAAATAATCCAGAATATAAGAAAGCTCGTAAAAAACTGGATCAATCTGGAATTCATGCCAGTGAATATAGTAGCGTGGGTCTGAACTACGACTTTACGATTGACAACAACGGTACTATTGATGATCTATACAGGCAGATTGACTCAATAATCAACCAATAAATCCCCACGTTTCCAGGTGGGCTGCTTTCGTTTCACGATTTCCACGCAATTAAGGCATATCGTTCGGAGATTATTAAGACTGATGTTTTTAAGATTTCCGTCGATATGATATACGACAGTTTGACTGGGAAATAGTGCCTTAAACCCACAAGAATCACAATGTTCTTTCTTCTTATATCCTGACTTTACCCAGTTGGGAGTTTTGGGCTTTTCTTTCGACTTCTTTCTCCCGCATTCATCGCATATAGAACGGTAATGGGTGACACCTGCCTTTTTATAGTTTACTGCACATACTCGTTCGTTACAAATTTTGCAGAATGGTCTTTGTTTGAGATTACTAGGACCGAAAATTCCTATCCCTAGTAATTTTCGCCTATGGCTTTCTGAACATCTTTCTAATTCTCTTTTAGTTTTTTCTTCTTGTCTCTGCATTTTAGCTTCTTGCTTTAATTGTTTTTGAAGTAAGATTTCCTGTTCCTTAGCGCGTTTTTTTTGCTCACGTTCTAGTAATCGCAACCTTCTTTTTTCTACGGTAGCCTTTTTTTTCTCTTCATTTTTCGACTTCATAGCAATAACCATTTTTTCAATAGATTCTGGACTCTTTTTTCTTCCTTTTACCCAACCTGGTCCTTTGTGTCCCCCAGGTGCTATGTTCCATCCTATACTTTTACAAGGCCTAAGTTGTTCTTCAATTTCATAACAATACGCTTCTTCTCCATTTAAAATGACCTCTTTGATAAGGTTTTCCCAACCATATTTGGCAACGGCATTAACTAGGTGGGGATTTTTGTGTTTATTTGCTTTTATTTCTCTCAGGTGTCCTTGAAGTCTGCGAGGTAAATTATTAGATACACCTAGATACCCATCAGTCTTAGAGTCGGTGTGTTCGGGAAGTCGAATCCAATAAATTACGGCTTGTTTGAGTGACATAAAAATCTTCGAAGATACAAATATTTATAGTCACACAAGAAACTGGTCATTTTTTTTACACTTTTGCTAAATACTTTTATACGAATAGGTTGTAAACCTCAAAATATTACACAGGAATCACAAAAATGGCACTCACATCCCCGGGCGTAGAAGTAACTGTAGTCGATCAATCTCAGTACTTACCAGCACCAACAAATTCAATCCCATTTATTCTGGTTGCAACAGCACAGGATAAAGCAAATCCAACAGGAACAGGCGTTGCACAGGCCACCACAGCCGCCAACGCCAATAAGCTCTTCAGAGTAACAAGTCAGAGAGATTTGGTCACTCTATATGGCAACCCATTCTTCTATACTTCATCGGATGGTACGCCAATTCAAGGTTACGAATTGAACGAATACGGTCTTCTTGCAGCTTACTCTGCATTAGGCGTTACCAATCAAGTGTTGGTACTTCGCGCTGACGTAGACTTGGCAAGTCTGGTGGGTCAAGCTGGCCGTCCAGTAGGTGAACCTGACGATGGCGCTTGGTGGTTAGATACAACTAACTCAACTTGGGGCATCTATGAGTTCAATGCTATCACAGGACAATTTGTTCTTCAACAACCTATTGTTATTTCAGACGCAGGTAATCTATCCGGTGGTAAGCCATTGGCAAGCTTGGGCAATATCGGCTCATATGCGGTCAATGCAATTCAAACCACAAATGCTCCTTCAGATGCCCAACAATTCTTCTACAAGAATTCAAGCAACGAATGGGTTGGAGTGGGTAGCCCAGAATGGTTAGATAGCATTCCTACTGTTGTAGGTTCAGAAAGCAACCCCACTTTAATCAGTGGTGAATCATTGATTATAACTTTAGCAGTCGGAGTCGTTGCAACAATCACCGGAAATACTACTGTTGCACAAGTTGCAACCGCAATTAACGCATTAAACTGGGGATACTTGTCGGCTTCTGTTAACTCAGCAGGAAACTTACAACTATTCAGTAAGAATAGTGGATTGCCATTAGCTGACGGTTCATTCACTATTAGTGGTACTTCAAATCTGCTCTCAGCAATCGGCATAGCCGCAGGTGTCTATAATCAGCCTGTAGTTTTCTACGGCACATCTGCTCAGCAACCACTTTGGACAAGCAGTCAAACGACTCCAAGACCATCAGGCTCAGTATGGCTCAAAGTAGGAGCT